TTTTTTGTTGACTTTTAAATCACTTTGACGCTGATGGGGAGATCATCTGCGACCGTTTCATCGATCGTTCGTACGATGCCCTTGGTGAGGTCACGAATTACTTCCACCTGGAAGCCTTTGCGGGCGAACCCATCCACCGCGTACTTGACGCAGAAGTCAGCAGCGACGCCGATGACCTCGATGATGATATCACGGCTGAGTTTGCGGAAGAATTCATCTCGCTCTACAATAGTTTTGTAGCCTGCTGTATGCATTCTGAGGTCAGATTCTCCCCACATATCAAAGATACCCTTTTCAAGGTAAAATACAGGAAGATCGGCCGGCAGCAGATCTAGGTTTAGAACATTCGACCAACCAGTAGTCCCTACCCCACAATGGAAGTTGAACTGTTTACCTTCTTCGGAACGTTCATACTCTTCGATCTCGTGTGTATCGAACGTTAATACCACCCCCTCATATTCTTCAACATTCACCTTTGCTAAGTGTTGAATCATGGGAGCGATCAGAGCTTCTGCCCCATTCACATATAGCCTACCATCAGGCATCATGAAGTCGTATTGGGTGTCAACCACCACTAGGAAACGTTTAGTCATTTGTGTGCCTCTAACTTTCTTTCATTGAGGGTTACTTGTTGTTCTTACCCACTAGAAACTCTTGTGGATAGTTCTTTTCGATCATGTCGTGATTTACAGCAGGAATCCACTGTTTCCATTCATTTGATCCAAGCTCGATAAAGGTTCGTAGCTCGGTAGCAGATGGAATTGGGTTGCTATCTCGATCAATGATATGCAACCGTCGGAAGTCGTTGTATCCAACAGGACCACCAAATTGAGCAGCCAGTTCAGTTCCTGTTAGCTCGCCGTTCGGATCGCTGATGGAAGGATGGTGAAACCGACTTGCATACCAGATAGCATCTGCTTTGCTTCCAGTGTAATAATCCGTCGGTTCAGGGAGATCCATCTTCTTTAGACGATCCAACACATAGTCAATCCAGTCGCTCGTCAAAGGAGTTGCACCTAGATCGTGCATTGGAATGCATTTCACACGCGTTCCAAATACGTTCTTGATCATTTGGATGCGGAGTTCGATAGCAAACGGATTCGACCTCGTTCCGTGCTTATCTGCTGAACCTAAACCAATGATAACCGTCTCAGCGGATTGACACATTTTGGTGATGATTCCGCAGTGCCCCTCGTGAAGAGGCTGAGTACGCATTACTGCTAGTGCGGTACGCTTCATAGTTCAATCCCGTTTGCTTGGCAGTAGGCGATGGCTTTACCGGCCATTTCCTCTAACTCCCACCGGACGATCCCTGTACAAGCGATGTCATAATGGTTGAACGCCATTTCAAGTGGGATACGACGGAAGTTAGACATATCTACCCACTTGAACTCGCAGACGTCATCATCACACTTGAGGACGTTGTGTGCAAATGTCCTCTTGTATTGTTGGAGACCGATTTCTGACTTGTTGGATACCATATCTTCGGTGATATAATAGCAACAGTTGATGACGTGAGCTCGTGGATCAGTAGCCGGATTACTACGTTCATCGAAGAGAACCAACTTCTTTTCATCGATGATAAGGTTAGCTTCTTCAGCCGATTCTCTTGTGATGGTCTCACGGAGGTTTTCCCCAGCTCGAAGAATCGCTCCATCACCACTGACGATCTTAGCTTCAAGAAATCCACCGATCAAGGACCACTTGTTAGGGTGGACGGCGACGTGAGGTGCACGCTTTACCAGCATGATCTCACGAGCGATTGGGTCGATGGGCAACAGAGTCGCGGTTGCACTGACCATCGGGAAAGGATATGTAAACATGGTCATGGTTTTGCCTTATGCGTTACTGTGATATTTTGAAACTCATGAATAGCGTGTTCATTCATTCCAAACCCTTCGTACCGAACTCCAACCCCTATTACAACGTCATTTGATGTAACTTCCAGTTGGTAATTGTCCTTCACCCAGTTAGCCATGATTTGCTTGACTTGTTCAGGTGTAAAGGTGTATGTTGTGGTTACTTCAGCTATTGGGGCTGTCATATTACACCGTTACTGGAAGGTTATCCAGCCCGTCGACTCCAAACACTTTGCGATACTCATCCACGATCTCCGGGAGACCAGTAGCTTTCGTGTAGTTGTCCGAAAGCTTGACTGCGGGTTGGCCATCAGCTTTAGCAACCTTAGCCACTACCGAGATCGGTTTGAAAAGATCGTGGGAGAAGATACCACCAAAATCATTGGTCAGGTTAGTTCCCATACCAAAGCCTAGACGAACTTGATCATTGAACTGCTTGTATAGTTTCACGATCAACTGTTCGTTGAGACCATCAGAGAACAAGATCAGCTTGTTCTTGGGATTTTGGCCCTGTTGTTCCCACCATCGAATTAGTTCTTGAGCAGCTTTGACTGGTTCCTTAGAATCTGGTCGAGCACCAGTCCATTCAACCAACCAAGCTGGAGCATTCTTCAAGAACTGAGTAGTACCATACGTATCAGGTAACATCATCCAAAGAGAGGAATGATATCGTTCCTGCCACCGATCTAAAACATCATACTGACCATCAAATTCAAACTCTGGATTACCTTTAGTTTCCTGCATATCTTTGAAGGTTGCTCCAGCCATTGTTGCCATCTGGAGCTCATGAGCATTTGTACCACGAGCCTCCAGATCGTGATTCATAGCGAAGAATACATTGGAAGTACCAGTAAAACGCTTACCCAGATGCTCTTGAGCAGCCTCGATGCAGAACTCTTGCCACAAGTGACTGTGGCGACGACGAGTGCCGAAATCAGTGAAGTTGAGATCTTGACCAGTTTCACCAGCGATGAATCGGAGTTTGTCAAACAGTCGAACTTGAGCCTTAGCGTACAGTTCAACCATCTCAAAGCGACTGATTTGCTTAAGCTGAGCTCTCGTCTTCATCTCGTTCAGGATCGTGAGGAACGGCATCTCCCACATTGTGGAACGAGACCACTTATCAGCAGAACGAAGATCGTATTGACCATCATCAGTCTTAATCAGCTCATATTCTGGAAGCTGATAAGTCTCCAAAAATTTCAGATAGTTAGGAGTGAAGATGTCAGACTGAGCATAGAACTTCTGACCACGCAGATAAGCGAGCTCGGAAGCCCTGAACTTGACCGTACGAGCGTAGTCGAGCTGCTCGCGTAGTTCTGTCTCATCGATGATGTCAGCCAACCGGACGCCTTTGGTCCGGTTGGTGACGGCGAACTCCACATCGATCTTCGAGTAGTCTGGATCTTCGAAGATGAACTGTTGCATCGGGAACTTGTAGAAGTCAGTATCCATATGCGACCTATAGATGGGATCCATCTTATAGGTGTGATCGTAGGCTCTCTTTGCGAAATCCATTAGCGAACCACCTTGGGTTGCATGAAGGTACGGTCCACAGCACCAAGAGCACCGATAGTTTGGTTGATTGGGTGTTCGATGTTGACGGGATTCAGACGCTTGAACCACGTCTTGGAAATCCGATCCCACACCGCGTCGAACACATCGTGAGCTCTCGGCTCGTAGGTGCCACCTTCAAGGACTTCAGCTCGAAGGGTGATGTAGGGATCTTCTTCATCCTTCAAACCGTGGATGATGATTTCAGCACCACGTTTTTCGATCAATCGTCCGTATGCTTGATGGATAGCGTAGAACATGATGTCGAACTCGAGGTAGCTGCAGCCGAGCTGAGCTTCATCCCCAGCATCGATGCCGAGTCCATCCGTGGGAACTGCACGATACGTGCTTTCCGGAACACCGACCAGGCGAGCCATGTACGGAACTTCCCAGCTCTTCGTCAGAGCTTGGATCGGAGACACATCACCAACGTCACCGTGCAGAGTCCAGAAGCCGGCAGCCAGCTCGGAGAAGTTGTCGGTCGAAGCGACAAGACCACCCTGGCTAGAAGCCAGGTTGTACAGAGTGATCATCCGGAGACGAGCACGGATGTTTCCGCGGCGGATTTTGGTCTGCTTATCGTTGCACTCCACTTGAGCCAGCTTGCTGTCGAGCTGATGTTGCTCAGCCAGCGTCTCGTAGTAAAGAACCGTTAGGTCCTTATGGAGGTGTTCGATCCCGAGAGCTTCGCAAGCTTCCTTGCCGCGGTTGGTTTCATCGGGGTTCTGATCGATCGGCATGGTCACGCCGATAACTCTCCAGCCAGCTTGCTTGAACAGCGCAGCCGTGAGAGCAGAATCAACCCCACCTGACATGCCAAGAACGACGGTGCTAATGCCCGTCGAACCAGAATAGGTCTTGAGATAGTCGATGATGTTGGGTACGAGTTCATCACGGATCTTGTCCGTGGTAGGGAAGAATTGGTTGCGGATTCCCACTTCCAACATTTCTTCGAAGAAATTGGACAGCAGGCCAATCTTGTTTTGGCGGCTCATGTCCAGGATGTCTTTACGCAGAGTTTGCGCAGCAGTTTCAGTCGTCATATTACCTTACCCTTTATTGATAGGTTTTGAATGAATGACTTGATGTAACCTGAGTTATAGACTCAAATTCGATCAATGTCAAGAGATACTTAGAGCATTTCCTAAGGTTTTTGGCTTTGTGCGAACACAAGTTTCCAAGCAGGTATTGTCACAGAACGGAGCTGATCAATGTCTTGGATGAATTTCACCACTTGTTTGATACTCATTTCTGCAGTTTGATCAATCATAATGGCATTTTGCAAAGAAGACAACAGGGTTTTCCATCGTGTCGTCGCAATTTGCTGATGTAGAGGATCCGTTACACTTTCGCCAGCTACTTGAATAGCCAACGCATAGATTTGAAGATCCTTGATCTTATCTTTGACCAGTTCTCGTACGTTGCTTAGTTCTGTTATAGTTGGTGTAAGTTCAGCAACGATTTGATTCAACCGTGACTCAAAGTAAACGGGAGTTTCGTTCCCGTTCATCATACGATCAAGGAACCCTCGCTTCTTCATAGAAGCTTGTAACGTGTCATCAACCCACTTGGCTACCTCTAACCTATTCAACGTCTTCGATACTCCAACCTGAAGGTCAGAGAACTTCGAGAGTCCGTCTATATGCTGAGATCCCCATTTAATCCATTCAATTGGCGGAGTTTGCATGAGAGACTGCAATTTCGACTTGAACCAGAAATCGGAGGCCGTAACTGAATCAATTTGTTGGGCTTTTTCAAACAAGATATCGATCTTGCTGCGAGAATTGGATTGGAATTGAGGCGGATTTGGAACTGCAGCCACCACGGGCGCTGATCCAAGTGCAGGTGCTGGCGTGAGAGTTAGTTTTTTAAACGAAGGAGTTAGGTTTTTAAACGAAGGAGAAGATTCAGGCAAAGGTTGCGGCGCCGGCTCTGCAGCCGGCGCCTTCGGTAGGTTTAAACTCTTAAAGGTCTTGCCCACCGGTTAACCTTTACTGATACTGAGCTACGAGAGCAGCCAGATCAGCAACATAGCTCTCGCCAACAGCGTCGAATTTCCATTGACCGTTGTGTTGGTAGAACCGGCAGAATACCAGAGCACTACCGGTGGAAGCTTCTTCGCTGAGTTCATACTTCGCGATTTCGTTTCCAGCGATAGCCGCATCGCGCAGAGTCTTGTTGATGGTTTGAGTTGCCGTCCCACCATTGCCAGCCACAGTCTCTTGACGATACTGATCCAGCAGGGCGTTATCGTTAGTTACGGTCACGGTCGACGCATCGATGAGACGGACATATGAGTCCTTGACTTGTCCGAAGTTCTGCTTCTTCGTGGCCGCCTCGTGAATCGTAACGGTAAAGAGAATTTGAGCCACCTGGGGATCGATCTTGGAACAGTCGATGAACAGAACTTCATCATCTCCATCGCCGGCCCCATCACGATTGTCTCCACTGTGGACAATCGCACGATCAGTCGAAAACGGGTTGTTGTAGAACACGAACCCAGGCTGCTCGATGAGCTTTTCATTGCTGTTCAGAGCCCAGGCTTGGACATCCAGATCGAAAGCTGGATTTTGTAGCCAGCCTAGGCCAACCAGAAACTTTTGAGTCCCAGGGGCTTCTTTGGACAGCGAGATCTTCTGTCCCTTTTCGAGGTTGATTGACATTATAGTCCCTTTCCTTACGGTTGAACAGTAGAAGCTTCACGCTTGTTAGCGATCAGTGAGTGAACGAACGCCCAGATGATTAGTCCAGCTCCGAGCAAGCCTGTGACGACCTCAGGAATATCGACGGACACTGAAGCAAACATAATTGCTGCAAGTACTGCGATGGCCCAAAATGCGCCGTGCTCGAGATAACGATACTCAGAAAGTGTATCTTTGTCAACGAACAGAAGTGTGAGTGAACGGACGAACATTGCGCCGACCATCAACCCCGTGGTGATGATGAAGAGATTGTTGCTCAGAGCGAATGCCCCGATCACACCATCGAACGAGAAGCTGGCGTCGAGAAGTTCGAGGTAGAGGAAGCCACCGATAGAAGCCTTCACAACTTTGTTCCCGCCTTCTTCTTCCTCACCGCCGCCCAGGAGGTCTCCCAAGCCTTTGGCGAGGATGTAGGCGATGAGACCAGCGATACCTGCCACGATGAAGTCAAGTGCGTGTTCAGGCGTTTGAGTCAGACCGACACCCAGAATAACCGCGAGAGTGATCGCACCATCCAGAAGGTTCAGATCCCCCGCCTTAGCCAGTTTGGCTTCGGCCCATTCCCACCAATAGACTTGCTTCTTCTCGAAGAAGTATTGGAGTGCGACCATCAGTAGGAACGATCCGCCGAACGCCGCCACTTGGTGGTGAACCGACGTCAGCTTTGCTGCATATAGTGCAGGTTCTTGGATAGCCATCCGAATCACTTCGATGGGCCCAACCTTAGCTAGAATCGCCACGATTGCCAGAGGGAAGACCAATCGCATCCCAAACACCGCGATTGGGATGCCCCACACGATGAATCGCTTTCGCCACTTCTCATCCCAGTTCTTGAGAACGGAAGCATTGACGACAGCATTGTCGAAACTGAGACTGGTTTCCAGAACCGCAAGGACAGCAACAATGGCTACCCCCGCCAAACCGCCCATGAAGTATCCTAGCACAAGTGCTAGAACCGTAACCACGAAGCTACTGGTGAAGTAACTCAACGTGGACTTTGAAGCCACATTAGTCATTGTTGTATCCTTGCGATAGAGGGGAGAGGTAGTGCCGGCTTACGCCGGCACCTTCGACCACTTCTTGAGGAAGGCAGCGAACTCGACCGACATCAGCTCTTCGTAGAGCTGTTCATCGGTGACATTGAAGCCGTTCATCCTGATGAAGCCGACGTTGTCCATTTCGTCGGCCAGCTTCCGAAGCGTGCGGAACTGCTCGCCCTGGTTGTTGATGCCGACCATCTGGAAGTAGATGTTCTTGGACTGGGCATCCTTCATGATGCGGACGAGGTCGTTGTAGCTGTCGCCCGATTCACCGTCAGTGATCATGATGGCGAGAACAGGAGTCTCGTCGCTACCGGTGCTGCCGGCAGCCTTCTTGCCGAGGCCGAAGAAGCCACCAGTCTTGGCAGGTGGAGCAGCGCCGGCGAACATGAAGTCCATCACAGCCTTGAGGACAGGACCATAGTTGGTGCCGCCAGTGACCTTCAGCTTCTTCATGAAGTTGGCGAAGTTACCAGGATTGGCAGTGCCGATGTATTGTTGATCGTGGTTGAACGACCAGACATCGACTTGACCGTCGTCGTCCAGCTTGTAGCCCACGCCCATCAGCTGGTCAAAGACCTTCTGAGTGGAACCGTCAGCGAATTCGTCAGCCATAGAGCCAGACACATCCACCATCGCCGCAACGCGGACGATAGGAGGAGCAGTGACGCCGCGCTTGGTGAGGACGATGCCTACGGCTTCGGCCTTCTTATTCAGATCAATCATAGTGATACTACCTTTTGCTGAGTTTATTCGAAAGTTCCTTGCTCATCTGTTCGATCATGGGACGTTCTTGAGCAAGACGTTGTTGTCCCTGCAAGGCGATGTTTTTCACCTCGTCGATAGTTGCTAGCAAATTCTGCTGCGTATGCTGCAGAGTACTCATGTCGATGGAAGACCGAGCCAGAGAAGTAGCTACTCGAACCGAATTTGAACGATTCAAGTCGGAAGACTTCTTCACAGCTTCGTTGAAAGCATCGTCGATGTTTTCCGTCATCTCCACACCCTTCTGGATTTCCAGTTGGATGATGTAGGCAGCCAGAAGTTGTTGCCAGGCCGGAATTGTCGTCGCTTTGATGTCGCTGAACTTCTGGACGAGCATCGCACAGTTGACTTTACTTTGCTCGATTTGTGGCAAAGCTTGTTGTGCGAGGAATTGGACTCGGCGCAAGTCGTCAGCTCGCTTGCGTCCGAGTTGGATCACCTGATTCCAAGTGGCCAGCTTTTGGCCGTCCATGGGATCGTTGGGATCCACCGAGGGAGGATTCAGTTCCATCCACTCGATTCTGCGATTCATTTCTTCGATCTGGTCACCCAGATCATCGTGGAACTTGATCGTGTCAACTCGCATCGATTCCAGATCCGGAACACGAGACCGGAAGTGTTGAGTGCGTTGATCGATCTGTCCGACCAGTTGGTTCACTTGCGTATCGACGGTAGTGAACCGATTTGGAATTGTTGAGCTTTGGTCTTGCCCCAGGTAAAGAGACCACCTTTCCCGAGAGTCTTGGGATCGTAGCCTTTTGCGGCAACCAGTAAGTTCCCTACCAGCTTTCCCATCTCATCGAGATCAGAGCCCTTGGCGTTTGTCATGAGCCGTTGAGTGACTCCCGACATACCCTCCATTTGGACTTTACCGACTTCGCCGATTTCCATCAGTTCCAGGGGCTTCTGCGGAACCGGAAGGTTCGCAGCAGTGGCCACTTGCATAGACTTCACAGCAGGTGGAGCCTTTTGTAGTGTGCTCATTGATTTCCAGTTCCTCAAACAGAGTCAACAAATCGTGACTTCTGAAAATGATCTTATATGATTTTTCAAAAGGCACAACAAGTTTTTAGACGAATTTTATGAACCCCATATCGTATTCATGTAAATAGTACAACGAAAGGATTTTCTATGTTCTACTTCATATACAAAACCACAAACCTAATCAACCACAAATATTATGTTGGAAAGCGTCAAACTAAGTGTCTTGATGATGGGTATTTGGGAAGTGGGTTAGCGTTTAAACGAGCTGTTAGGAAATACGGTAAGAATAACTTTAAACGGGAAATCCTAGAGTTTGCCAATGATGCAGCATCTCTATCTAAATTAGAACAAAAGTATGTTACAGATGAGCTGGTTCAAGATCCTAACTGCTATAACCTAGTGTTGGGTGGTAAAGGAGGGTTAATGGTGTTGTATCCCCAGCACCCAAAATACAAGGAAACAATTGAAAAGATCAAACTAACTCTTACCGATAAATCAGGCAGCAATAATCCAATGTACGGTAAGAAACACACAACAGAAGCTAGAGCTTTAATGTCAAAGAATCATGCTAGATTAAGTGGTAAAGATAATCCCAACTACGGAAAAAGAAAAAGCGAGCGTGAGAAACAAAATAGTAGTTTCTCACGCTCGCCTAAACAATTTACTTTTACTCACCCTGAGTTTGGGACTCATAGATGCTCATGTTGGGATTTAGCTAACAGCTTCGGCCTGAACATTGGCAGCGTAAGAGTACTCGCTCGGGGGAATTGGAAAGCCTTCAAGAATTGGACTATCCTCCCAACGGAAGAGTTTGAATCCTTGAAAAGCTAACCTTTTCTCTCCTTGAAGGGGTTCACAAGCAATTGCTGTGAATTCTCCATTAGGGTGAATATCAGGCTCGTAGAAGTTGTGGAATTTAATCCCAACATCATGGAGCCATCCTCCAACGCGAACCAATTCCTCTTGGTTCGCAACTTCGAACAGAACAAGATTAGAAACAGGAGTGCCCGGTGTGAGCTTTCCGATCTCTTGCGTGGCGTGAGCTAACTGAATCGCTCTCACGACAGAAGGAAGATCCTTCCTCAGAAAGCAATACGTGTATGTTTCAGCCATTACGCCGCTCCTTCCAGAATCTTAGCCTTTTCGGTAGCTGCCTTTTCCTTGGCATCCTTGCGGAGTTCAAGCATAGAGGTAGCTTCGGCTTGTTCGCTCCGCAGATAGTTTTGCAGAGAGCCAACATAAGTTCCGGCCCGAGCTTCGTTCTTGATCTGTATCTTAGTTTGCAGAATGTCTGTGGCGAGATCTTTGTAGATACTCTTCCACTTGGTCCGCCAAGCAATGTACTGCTCGCGGCTGATGAGTTGGTCGATGTTGTAGATAGACATGTTCGTAATTTCCTTTTGATTAGTTGAATGTTAGTTCGCGTTATCAAAAGAACCTTACGGAGGTTTCATGTCAATCTAAGCGGTAAAATTACTCATATCGTTCTCCATCTGAATGCCATTGACCATTTCTATTCTCGGTCGATCAAGGACTTAGACCTCACTGCCTCTCGCATTAACACCAAATATTAGGCCTCTACCTTTGCAGAAAGTAGCAACCACACCCTCCATTAAGCTTTGTTGGTCGAGGGTCCGTCCCAACATAAGCACAGCCTTTTATTGACTGATTCTGTATAATCTACAATATTGATCCGAAAATCAACGGTGTAAATTCAAAACTTTTACAGTTTGTTGTTGCATGACACCTTGAGGAGAAATCGTATGGAAATTTCCTTTACCATCATGGTAAACAACTTGGAGCTTACTCACTCCACCATTATTTATATCTGTTAGATGTCTTTGTGCATCGTTCCAGTGTCGGAACTCACCATGTCTAACAGCCACACGGTTAATAACCGTATTGTAAATGTGATAACCTTTGCCTAGTGTCTTAGGCGGCTTTGGTGTAGCATAACCAACGAATGGATTAGTGTCCAACCCAACAAAGTTCGACTTAACTCTTAACTCCGTTAGGAACTGCTTGAATGACTTGATCATTAGCTGCTCTTTGGCTCGTAGCTGATATCGTATCCATCTCTACGATTACCACCATTACTAGAGAAACCGTGTTTCCCATACCAAGACTTTAACTGGCTGCTGTCGGCAATCTTACCAGAACGGTTATCCATATAAGCTTTAGCAACACCACTAATTGATACGCCGTGCTTATCAGCTAAAGAAGTAAGGTGCTTTAAGGCAGCTGTACCAGCGCCACTTTTAGGTTCGAATGAGTGAATATCGTGGAGGTGAATTCCGTCTCCATGTGGTGATACATGCACTGATGCATTACCAATCAACTTCTCATTGTGGTTAAATGGATGTTGGTGAGATGTCTTACCGAGCTCATCCATGAACCCAGCAACACCTGGATGCGTTAACCTGGAGCCCAACTTAATTACAGTGTTTTCTTTGATGAATCGTTTGAATGTTTTCATACGCCTATTTAGGCGTTTTCATTCTCAGGAATACAGTATGGGCAGGGAAGTAAAGTGACTTGACCCGGTATTCCATTTGAGGTAGCAAATATTCTAACTCTACGATCTTCCCGTGATCGATGCAATGCTGAATTGCATCGTTAGTGACAGCTAAGGTATCGTTGGCTGTGATTGCGTAATCCCCATGAATACCTTGATGAATCTCACCTGAGATCTCAGTATAGATTTTCATTGCTGTAACCGGACCTTGAGTATTAACTTTCTCAACGATCAGTTCGATCAGCTTTTGCAGCAGGTCTTCGCGAGTTTGCATTATCGGTTTCTCAAATGTTGACGAGTTGCAGTCAGAACTTGACCAAGCCAGTTCTTACCTTTCCAATTCTCACGATCTTCAATAGCTGGATCATCGTAAGCAAGCTTTACGCCCCACACAGAATCGTATGAAGCACCTTCTACCAGAATTCGATCGTCGGTCTCTAAAAGGTATTGTTTGAGATCTTCATTCTGACCAAACTTGGCGACGTTTCCACGGAACACCAATTCTCGAGCACAAAGGTCCCAAAGAGCTTCATCAAAGTTGCGAACTTGACGACCCAGTGCTTTGTGCTCTTTAGGGTTAGTTTCACGGAGGATTGCAGTGTACACATCCACGTCATGAAAAAGCAGAGCTTTACTCGCCATCATGAACTGTTCACAACACGAGAACTTTCCAGCTTCGTAGCCTGGGAAAGGTGATGCGATGAATTCAGACGTGTACCATTGGCTGAATGGCCCACCAACGAAATAGACGTGAGTATCGGTTCTACGCTCTTTATATGACGGACCGTTTACATAATCGTATTTCATCGTATGTTCCATTCTAAGTTGGCTGTCCTACCTGGACTCGAACCAGGATCCCGACGCTTTAGAGACGAGTGCAATAACCATTATACCATAGGACATAAAATATGCGCTGCTCTTCACCTTGACGTATTAGAGCACTCCACTCCGCTAAGAGCGTCTTCCGATCAGTGTTCCAACCAACTGGAATCAAGGACAGTCGGTGCTTGTTTCACTTCTACGCATATATTTGGTGGACCCAGGTGGATTTTTACCACCAATCCCCTTTAGCAACCCGAAGGGTGTTTTGTCGCCTAACTAAGCCCTCACGATCGCAAGGAGTTAGCAGAAGTTGAAACTATGGGTCCGTCTTTGGTGCGCCGTGCGGGACTCGAACCCGCAACCAAATCTTTTAGAGGGATCTGCTCTAACCAAATTGAGCTAACAGCGCATTATTTCGTGGAACCGAGAAAAGGACTCTGATCCTAGTCTCACAGGCTTTACGATCGATTACCTTCTATTGATTCTCGGGCACAGTAGGGCTCATACAATAAACAGGGCATATGACCTCCCTGCCGCCTCTAACTAGATCCGCTAAACCAGTTAATCCCTATCTCAGTTCCTAAGGATGAATATAGAGGATTCGGAATTTTGGATCAACAGAAAAATTCAGTAACTTTTGAGGATTCTACCATCAGGTCCAACACACATCTTGCTGATGTTGGAGTGGCTCATATCAATCACTTGTCCATTTGCTTTGACACAGTCGATCACAAACTGTTTACGGAAAGCTTGAACTTCTGCAACTTGCTTAGGCCCACCAGTAGCGATGAAAAAGATATGGAATGCTACTACTGCAATCAAGATTATGAGAAGGAACGGTAAATGTTCCCTCATTTCTTGACCCACTTACCGTCGATCTGCACCTCAAGGATTTCTCCGGTATCTTTATCGTGTATCTGAGCTTGAGCTTTACCGTCAACATCCGCAATTACGTAGTTATGAGGAAGATCTCGGACCGCTTGTGCTACTCGTTCACCAGCTTCATTAGCTAGTTGTTGAGCCTGACGATACACGATCTTATCATCATTTGACATATCAGCTTCTTCAATCCACTGGAAGGAAGAGACTGTGGTGCCCCTAGCAAATTGCTCTTGATGATCAGATCCGAAGTCTTCGATCAGCTTGCGATCTAATCCTTCGTATAGTTCGTCCGTAGCGTCGGCCGAACGGAAGAATTGACCGAATGCTTTCTTCAAGCAGTGTTGGCATACGTCAAGTTGGTGACGATCCATATCACCAAACACAGAACCGTATCCACCTACGAAGTCGATGTAAACGAACTCTTGGAGTTCCAAAACATCGTTAGGATCTTGTTGTTTGTTGTAAGAAGTCTTGCACACGTCACACGTGGCTCCGACAACTTCTTGCTTTTCGTAACAAACAAGTTCTGAGATTCTCATATGATTCCCAATGCTTTCAGTTCTGCAATGGATTGCTTAGCAGACGTATGGAGAATCCAGTGTCCGCTATTGCTCGTCCATGCGTCAATGTGTTTGGGCCAGTCATCTACGATAACATCGCCAGGCCTGCAATATATCGACTTCTCTTTCGAAAGACAAGTGATCAAATGCAGTTTAGGGAAATATTTGTCACGCCATTCTAATTTCTGTCGAGTGGCCCATCCACCACGAGGGCATCCGGTGAGGATGATGGGGTTGAGGTGTTCAACAGCTTCTACGAGCTCATATGCATCCGGCATTGGCTCAAGATCGGTGAAGAAATTTGGTGTGGAGTAAAGCTTATTCCAGAAAGCTTCTGAACCATGTAGTTCTTCATACTCTCTTGAAAACATACCGAAGATTTCATGAGCCCGTTTATCAAAATCCGCCAACACCCCGTCGCAGTCCAAGAAAATAGTTCTGTTTCTAGCCGTCAAAGTCATTGAATACTCCTAAATAGCTCATACAATTTTGGAGCTATTATGTCAACAAATAAATTTTATGTTTATATCTACTACCATCCCACGACAATGGTTCCATTCTATGTGGGAAAAGGTTACTCTGATCGTAGCTTAGTTCACTTGAAGGAAGCTAAAAACTGGAATGGTAAAATGCGCAAGGGTAAAAATGCTCATAAGCTTAATACTATTAAGTCAATCATCGATCAAGGGTTAGAACCGTTGATTGTTAGAACATTTCATACAAATGATGAAACGCAAGCGTTCGCTGAAGAAGTACGTTTGATCAAACTATTCGGTAGAGCTGATTTGTTTCAAGGATCACTAACCAACTTAACAGATGGAGGAGAAGGTTTAGCGGGATATAAACACTCAAAGGAACAAAAGGATCGTATGAGTGCTTCTCGTACAGGTCCAGCTAACGGTATGTTTGGTAAAACCCATACTCCTGAAGTTAGAGAACGCATGTCTAAACTTCGGAAGGGTAAACCAGGAACTCCTCACACAGAAGAACTTAAACAATCGCGTATTGGTAACGACAACAACGCTAAGAGGCGCAAGACTATCTATAAGATGGACTTGGATGGAACCATCGTTGAAAGCTATCCATCATTCTTAAACGCTGTAAAGATGACTTCGATACCTAAAGCAACTCTACATAAAAATGTGAAATATGGTGGATTACCTATAGATGGCTTTTTCTATCAATATGAACCCGTTATACACGACAGACAGGAACTTATTGCTCGTCGAACGTTGAGTAATAGTAACCAAACTAATGTTCGTAAAGTCGAACAAGTACTAAATGGTGAAATTATTACCACCTTCGACTCAATCAAACAAGCTGCTATTACAGTTGGAAAGTTAGGTGGAAATTATGCTAACCTATGGTATAAGATTAGAGATGAAAAACCATACGTAGGATACGTTTGGAGGTATTCAAATCCTATCTAACGGACAAGCAGAACGAGGAACAACTTTAATGTATTTGTTACCATACTCGTTCATTGTTGGAATTTCATATGTGGCATCAGGATCTCCACAAACTAAATCGTGAACACTAATGCACCGTGCTTCACAGTGAGTACAAACCCACTGAGGACGCTTGAATAAGCTCGTAAACCATTTAAACATGAATTGGAACATCCAACGGGATTCGAACCCGCATCACCTGATTGAAAGTCAAGTATCCTAGACCGTTAGACGATGGATGCACATATTGTGATTGGTACACCCAAGGGAACTCGAATCCCTATTTCCGCAGTGAAAGTGCGACGACTTAACCAGTTAGTCGATGGATGCATAACGATACGATCGCCTGAACCCATTAACTGAATTCAGGCGGTGGTCTCTGACATCTCTCGAACTGTGGTAGTCATGGTCTTAGTCCTTGTTAAATTACATGGTCGTATGTTTGACCATCGATCCTATTTGTATAGAGATCAACATTTATTTTCTTAGTAGCAGCGAGTTCTTTAGCTCTCCAGACCATTTGTTCTTGGTCTTTTAAGCCTTCAAACGTTCGCCTTGTTTCTTCTACTTCTCTATCGAAGAGATCAAACAGTCGCTGCTTAGCGCCTTGTTTGTTCTGTGCCGCAACTTGGTAATATTCGTAATGATGAAGCCTGGGCTCCACGATAGCATAAAACATTACCATCTGCATACTCTAAATTGTAGTTAGAGTCTGAGAGAAGCTCCCGCCGGTCTCAGACTCTGCCATTGCGGCAAATATTTGGCACCACCAACGGAATTCGAATCCGTGCTACAACCGTGACAGGGTTGCGTGCTGGCCACTACACTATGGTGGTATTGTTTGTTATCTCAAACCTTCCGGCATGAAACTTCTTATGACAGTTCGAGCAAAGACAAACACATTTGCTTATCTCTAGCATAAGCTTATCCCACTTTAATTGAACCATACTAGCAATACCATACTCCTTTTGAGATGGATCTAAGTGGTGGAACTCTAAGCAAGCTGGATCAGCTTCATTGCATTTTAAACACTTCAAAGAACTTTTCAACGCAGAAAGTTTTGCTGCGCATTCTTTTCTGCGTTTATTGTGCTGTTCTTTATATCGATCTCCGTAGGTCTCTTTCCACTTTGATCTATGGTCTTCTTTAGCGCACTGCTTACAATATGATTGTAATCCGTCCGCCCTACTTTTATCTTTCCTGAAATCTGACGTATTCTTATCTACGTCACACCTACAGCATTTCTTAATCATAATACCTCCACTCTTTGAAGGTATTTAGGGTTCAACCATGAACAGTTTTGAACCCAATATGGTCATTCGACCGAAACTTGGTACCCGAGGAGGGATTCGAACCCCCGCATGCCAGGATGTAAACCTGGAGCCTTAAACCACTTGGCGACTCGGGCAGAAACTCCTCTGGTGCGCATCGTAGAGAGGCGTGAGGAGTGTTATTACATTTGTAGAAGAATAAGCCAAGGTAACTGTTGTTGTCTTGCGCCCTTATTCTTAATCACTGTTTCCAGCAATTGGTAGTATTATATATGACTCGAAAGAAAAGATCAACGAGAATTTTGCTTAGATTTTATCGTTAGTCCAATGTGGTGTTTTAATGTCGTCTGGATGCTCCATAACATGAGCATTGCCACGGAATGATGACATTATAGTGTGACGTTGGTATCCACCAATTTGGTCAGTCTTTTTATTCACTCGAATATGAACATCACCGTCACTGTAG